TTCGCGCAGCATAAACGCGACGTCGATAACGTCGGCGGCTTTATAAATCTCTTCCTTCGCGCTCGCGCCCCGCTTGTAACGGTATTGCCGAACGCCGCCGATGCGTTCGACGGTGACTTTCGACGGCTCAAGCGGGAAAAGGTCGCTCGCGCGGCCGCGGGCGTCACGCTCGATCGCGGCAAAGCCGCGGCCGGTCGTAAAGGTGCGTTCCCAAAACCATTTGCGCAGCGCATAGGCGCTTAACTCGTCATTCGCTGCGCCATTCAAAAGCGCGTCGAGGCTTCCGGTGATGCGCCGCGGGCCTTCGTCGCCGCGCTCGAAATGGTGCAAGGGCAGGGCCGCGAGCGTCCGGCTAAGAAAGTTCACGGCCGCCCATACCGCCGGGATGCCGAGAATCTTTTCGTCGGTCACGACGATCTGATTTCCTGAGCTTATCCCGAAATAGGCGCCGATTGACTCAGAGCTAATCCGAATTTTCGGCGACTCGATCGTGTTTCGGTTTTCGCGGCCGAAGACGCGGTCGATGATTGTCGCCATGCGTCACCCCTGCGCGAGAATTGAAAACCCGGGAACGTCCCACGGCGAAGACGGCGGCTTCCATCCGCCGACGTCTTTCGCCGCGCCGATCGCCATTGCAAGCGCGACAAGGCCGTCGATTCTTCCGGTCGCCCGGCGCTTGTCAAAAATCCAATTGTCAGTCCCGGCCGGATCCTCGCGGCAAACCGCGCTTGCGACGTTCCAGGTTAGCGCCGGGTTCGGCTGAATTCGAATTCGCGCCTCGATAATCGCGTTTTCCGTCTCTTGGCAGCTGTTAGGCATCCAAAGGGGATTCTCGATCTTTTGCGTCGGCGCGTTCGGGTTCGTCGTCGTCGTGCGCCGGAAGCCTTGCGGGTGCTCCATAAGGGGCAGCGTCACGCCTTCGTCGGTGAGGTTGTCGCCGAGCTCTTTCAAACGATAGCGGTCGTATGCGACGCGCTTTAGCACAAAGTCGCGCTGCGCTTGCGCCAATAGATCGGCGATCGGCGAGAGCTTGATAACCTTTCCGTCGGTTAGGCTTATGTCGCCGGCGTCCGCCCAGAGATCATACCTGACGCGGTCCTTTTCGGATGCCTCGCGCAGGCCTTCACGCGGGCGCCAGAACCGAACGAAGGCGTCGTATTGGTTTTCGTCCCGCGGGAACACAAAGGCCGCGGCGCTCATGTCTGTAGTATATGAGAGGTCAAGCCCGGCGTAACATTCCCGGCCCTTCATGGCTTCCCACGTTACCGCCGGCGCTTGAACCGAGTCCCAAATCTCGCGCGTTATCCATGCGTCGGCCGCGTCGGTCCAGACGCAAAAGTTCAGCCGCAAAACCCGGTTTTGATGCGCTGGCAGCGATCGCGCCTTTGCTACCGCCTTCGCCAGGTAGTCGCGCTTAATGGTAATTCCTAAAAGCGGGTTCGCTTTTTTCCAGCACGACTCGTCTTTTAGCGGATCGTCGCCGGGATCGAGGGCGCAGATATAGGCGAAGGTTTGATCGGCGGCGAGCGGGTCGAGGCCTTCGGTTTCGCCCTTCACAATCCGCGCGCAAAAATCGTGCATCACGGCGCAAGGGCTTTTGCGATCGTCGCCGCTGTTCGTGATGATAAACAAAAGCGGATTTTCGCGCTTTTTGAAGCCCGCTTCGAGCATTTCGAGCAATTCGGACGTTTTGTGCTCGTGGTATTCGTCGATAATTACGCAGTTCGGGCGCGGTCCCGACTTCGCGCCGTCCTTTGCGAGCGGCTTCATAAAGCTGCCGCTCGGCGTGTGCCACATTTGCCACACGGGATTCTTGCCGCTTGTGCCGATACGCTTTCGAAGCTGGGGCGATTGCTCGCGCATTTTCACGGCGTCGCGAAACGCGATCATAGCCTGATCTTTGAGCGTGGCGCCAATATAGACTTCGGCGCTTAGTTCGCCGTCGGCCACGAAAGATTTCATCGCGACGCCGGCGGCGAGCGGTGATTTTCCGTTTCCCTTGCCTTGCTCGATATAGGCGGTTCGGAAGCGGCGGCGCCATTTGCCGGCGTCTTTCTTGATCCGGCCGCGCGCGTCGCGCTCGCCGTGCCACATTTTCCAGCCGTAAAGCGAACCGACGATAAAGGCTTGCGACGGGTGCAGTTGAAACGGCACGAATTCGCCGTCGCCTTCCACGCAAAGAACCTTTTCGAAAAACAAAATCGCCTTGTTTGCTTCGTCCAGGTCGAAACGAAGGCCGCGCGCTGCGCCGTTTTTCAGGTCGTCGAGGTGGCGCTTGCAAGCCGCGCGAACTAGCGGGCCGGCGACTTCCTTTTTTGACGTTACGGCGAGGGCGTAAGCTTTGACGCGGTCAGGCTGAGAAGAAACTTTCGATTTCGTCTTCTTCGCCATCGTCAAGCGCCTTTTCCACGCGCGCCCGGGCCGCCGGCGTCATTCCAAATTCCGAACACCAGCTGCGAATCGTGCGCTCGGCGCGCTCTTGAATACCGACGGCCGGGTGAAGCTTGATCTGCATTCCGGCGACGCCTTCGGTTTCATAGGTCATCGATCCGAATTGCAGGATAATCCGCCGGGCCTCGAAAAACCGGGCCCACGCCTCGCAAAGCATGCGCAGCGCCGGGCCGTCGGCGGTCGTCAGAACGCCCATTTTGAAGGTTTCGTCGGCGACGATATCCCAGATTTTCGAAGCCGTGCCGTCCATGCCGGCCGGCTTGTTTGGCCGCTCGCGAACCGGCTTCGGCTCGTTTTCTGGCAGCGCGCGCTTGCCCGGGTTGCCGTCGACTAGCTTTAGATGCGTCGGCTTCGGCTTACGTCCCTTCGTCATGCTGCGCCTTTCAAGGATTAAGGCCGGCGCGGGTGCAACGCGCCGGCCTCTTTTCATCCGATCGCCAAGCCCCGGCGATCGGTCGAATGGACGGCCGCCGCGCCGGGAAAGACGGCGAGACGACCTAAACGGCGTGTGGCGCCGTTGTCTTTTTCGCAAACAGGCCCGCCCATTGGCGACGCATCCCTAATGCGGCGGGCCTTACTCTCTCTCTGCGGGTTTTTCCGTATACTGACAATTTTGCCCGGGGCGGGGTCAATAAAGTTTCCCAATTTCGCGGCCATGCGCGGGAAGCTTCGGCGGCGGTAGGGGGCAGAACGGCTTAGAGAGTGAACCCACCCCCCGGGGGGCGCGTCAGGGGCGGGGGCGGTTGAAAGGGTGCGCAGGATCCACGGGGAAGCCGTCAAGGCCGGCCTCTTTGCTAAACCCTGCGATTTCCTGCGCCTGCTTAAGGCTATCATGGCAGGGCTTGCATAGGGACTGCAAAGGCGAATGCAAAAACCTGTCGATATCGCCGTTATGGCGCTCGATATGGTCAGCAATCCGAGCCGCTACCGTCTCGCCCCTTGCAAGATGGAAGGCGCATAGCGGCTCGGTTGCCAGTTGATGCGCCCGGCGTTTCTTCCAGGCGGCAAGGTCATAGAGCTTTCGGTGACGCGACAAGCCTAAGACCGGAAGCCGGTAACGGCGAGCAAGGCCGATTCCGAGAGCGGCTCAAAGCCGGGATAATCGCCCGAATACACTTCTTCGTTATCAGCGCTCGCCACGCAAACGTCGTCGATCGCCAAGCCCGAGACGGCTTCCGCCGGCTGCGCGGCGGCCTGCTCTTCGATCGGCGCATCGTTGATCCGCTGTAGCGCAGATTGCAGGGCCGCGCGCGCTTCGTGCGCCTGCTTTTGGTAAAGCGCCACGCTATCGATAAGGCGGGCCTCTTCTTTCGCGAATTCAACCCGCAAATCCGAAAGGCTTTCGCGCGCTTTGTTTTCGGCCTGCGTAAGGGCCGCAATCGAGGTTTTCGCGTCTTTAGCCGCGCGAACGGCGTCGTCGAAGGTTTGCATTTTTGGTCACTTTCCGATTACCGGGTCAAACGTTGTTCTAAGCGTATGAGTCCAGCCGTGGATAATGGCCACGCCTTCAACGCGGCCGGATTTGGGCAGGGGAACGGCGTAGTATTTCACGAAGCCGTCGCGGATCCGCTGGCGCTCGCCGGGCCTAACCAGGCGCCGCGTTATGGCGTCCGATATTTCGCCCTGCAGCGCCTTGATATGGCCTTCGCGCCCATGCTTGCCGATCACGGCAAGCAAGGCGGCGGCGCGCGGATGCGTAAGCAATTCCTCGCGCGCCTCTATCAAGGCGGCCTCGCAAAGCGTCTGAAACGTGCGGAAATCGCGCGGCTCGCCGGGAGAGACAAACCAAAAGCGCGAAGAGCGGGCCGGGCGGGTAAACACGAAAGGGGCGCCGTCGTCAGCCATAGCGCGCCCTTCTAAACGGAAAGCGCCCGGCCTATGGTGAGGCCGGGCGCGGGAAGTCCAGAATTGCAATTGGCATATTAGCGAAGGCTTAGGCCGTCAAGCGTTAGTGTGTAACCGCAACGTTAACGCCTAAATCTTGTTTTCGTCGGTGAGCAGGTAAAGCGCCGCCGCCGCCATTGCCGGGCCTGGCTGCAAATCGCCTGCAACGTCGAGACTCGCGGAGGCTTTAATTTGCGCCCAGAGCCGCGCGAGGTCTTCCCAAACGCCAATAGGGGGGCCTTTTACGCCGCGAGACCATTTTTCAACGCTGGAAACGGAAACGCCGAGATATTCGGCCGCTTCGCTTTGAGAGAGGCCGCAAAGGCCTAACGCATACTTAAATCGGGTCATGCCGATTCCTTTCCTGAGAGATCCGCAATTTTTTTCCAGCCGCCGCGCGCGCCGACGCGAACAAACCAAATCGAGTCGTCGCCGCGCATGGTCAGCACATAAACCGCGCGAACGGCTTTGTTGCCCGCGAGCGTCCGCCGGGCGCCGGCAATAGCCGAGCGAAAATCGGCGATCTGATCGAGGCCGCGCCGAGCGCGCGAGATCTGCAGCGCGACTTCGGTAAGAGTATCGACGCCGCAAGCGGATTCGATTTTGGCAGCGGCGGAAGAGGAAACCAGGAGAGACATTCGAAAGCCCTTTCGGCTGTTGGGGCGGGCCTATCCCGCCCCCGTTAAATTATTGAGCGGCGGCGAGCGCTTTGGCGCCGGCTTCGGTGATGCGATAGCGCGGAGTCGTCGAGTTTTGATTATAGCCGGCAAATTCTACCCAGCCTTTGAGCGTCGCGGCTTTGTAAGTTTCAAAGCATCCGGTCGCGCCGCCATACGGCCGCGAAGACATAGCGAGAAACTTTTGCATTTTGGCGGTCATTGTGAGCCCTTTTGGCTATTGCATCGGGCCTGCCCCGTTGCTTGAATTGAATGTAGCATAATGCGGAAAAACCGCAATAGGCTAAATGCGGTTTTTCCTTATTTTTTTTGAGGTGCAATATGAACGCGGGCGAACGTTGGCTTGCATTTAGCGAAATGCTCACAATCGGCGCGCTTGGCCTTGTCGGCCTATGTCTGGCGCTGTTTGCGGCGTCGCTGATCGTTGACGCCGTCAACGCTATCCGGCGGCGTTAGGCCAGTCCGGCGGGCGATATCCGGCAAGATACGCCCAGACAAGGCGCGCGACGCGCGGCGGCACGGGGCGCCGGGTCGAGGCGTCGGGCGCCAGACTCCAGCGCCGCACGCTTTGCGCGTCGGTGTCGAGCATCTGCGCAAGCTGAGAGACAGAAAGGCCCAGCATGCGCCGGGCCTCTTCGATTTGTTGGGGTGTCACGGCTGCAGGCTTTCGACATAGCGAACCGCCTCGAGGGCGGATCCTTCGAAAACGGTTTCGGGATTCATCCAATCGCCGGCGCCGTCGTCGGGAACATCCGCGCCTTTTTCATAGCGCGTCACGATTGCCGGCGTTTCTGCGCCGTCGCCTGAATAGAAGATATCGGAGTCGGCGCCCGATATAACCAATTCTGCGCGGCCGAGATCCCGATAAAGAAAATCGAAGCCGCCGCCGGTGCAAATCATGCCGACGGTCGATCCGGGCGCGCGAAGGTCGATAATTGCTTTCGGAATATTCATCGGCTTATTTTCCCGCCTCTTCTGCCGCTTCCTGCTCTTCGATAAACGCGCGGCGCTCGTCGGCGTGCTCCATCGGCGTCATCGGCTCGAAATTGTCGTCGCTCCACTCAACGGAGTCGCCGGTTTCGTCGCAAAAATAGCATTCGTCAGTTTCGCCGACGTGAATTAGTTCGTCGAATGGCGCCGGCTTTTGCGCGTCTGTGGCAAGCATCGACAAAACGCGGGCAACGGCTTCGCGAATTTCGTCTTTCGTCTGGCCTTTAACTTCGATTGTCACTTTCATTTTGAGCGGTCCTTGATTGGCGGGGCGCCTTGCCCCTGCTTCTACATTTTATATATGGGCAATCGCCCATAACGTCAAGCGGGATTTCCGAACAAATCGCATTTTATTCGATCCGGCGGCGGCTGATCGAGAAGGCGGCCCCATTGCTTGCCCATAGCGTCAGCAATGCCGAGAAACGTTCGGCTGCGCTCTTTCCAGCGATCAGGGCCCGGGCTTAGGCGGTTTTGTCCGCTGTCGGTCTGATTTGCCCAGCGCGGGCGCGGT